GCTTCCGCTGATGTCAACGTACGAGCCCGCTGCGATTTTGATACTGATTGTCGATACAATTCCGTTGATTGCTGCGGTTGTTTGTGCCATGGTGTGTTCTCCTATTGGACAATTTCAGATATTACCAGCGTCACCACGACCGTGTCGTAGCTTCGCCCCGAGGCTTGTGGCCATTCCAAGATTTGCGCACGACACCGGACGTCGACCAGTTGCCACGTTGGTGCGACCAATGTGCGAACCGCTTCGTGATACGCCACCATATAGGACTCAATTGTATCAACAACGTCTTTGAGTCCGATACCCATTCCCGCTGGCCGAAGCAATGCGACGTCAGTGATGGTCCATTCGGTCATCATGACGTGACCGCTTCCGCCGAGCGTCGTGGTACGTGTGCGTGCTGATTGCATACCGATGGTCGAAACGATTCGCGCTGGTACGTCCGCGATCTCGACCGCGTTCTTCAACGTGGTTCCGGAGTAAACCGTTGTCACACCGGTGACGCTCATCGCTGCGATTGCGTCGACGATTGCTACCAGTTGTGAACTCATATCGACCGCCTCACATACGGCCTCAGTAGCGTGATGATATCCTTGGGTATCTGCGGTGATGCCAGTACCATTCCATCAGCGCTTAGGATGGCTCTATCGCTGTCTGGCGTGCCTTCGCGCTGGCGATACAAGTACGCTGCTATTCGGAGAGTAGCCGCGACGATGTCCGCCGGTGCCGTCGTTGTGTATGCGAATCGTCCGACGACGCTGATGGCGTTCTCCGGTGACACTAAGTAGTTCCATTCCAAGTTTATACCGCGCTTGATTTTGATACCGTACGCAGGCTTGACGTTGGATGGTAACAGTACAACATTGCCAAGCGTGACCGAGTTGCCGTCACCGTTGGTTATGCTTGTCAGACTAAATAGGTCTGCGCTTAAATATATGGTGTCGTAGTCCATCAGATCGCCGCCGTCGTTAAACAGTAGCGGAGTGTAGGTGCGCGTCGTATCTGCCGCCGCTTCAAATGTGCGGTGTGTGAATGAGTCTACTAATGCCTGCGCACGGGTGACCGCATTGCCCAGCTGCGTATCATCCGCCGCCGATGTAATGTTCATATACGATTTGAGGTCTGCGGTCGTCGTGTAGGCCATCAGAGTACCTTCGTTGTCTTCTTCGGCTTCGCTTCGGTCGGCTCTTCTTCCAGTGCGACCGCGGAACCTTCGGCAATGAGTTGCTTTGCTTCGGCTTCGGTCACTTCGACGATTTCACCCGGTGCGTATGGCGTGTTAACTTTGCCGACACGAAATACAATACCGTGAATCATTTGGATTTTCATTGGGGCTCCTTACGATGGGGAGGTGTCAAGGAATCCTTGACACCTCCCCGATTGACTAAGCGTGAACGCCGAGTGCGAAGGCTTCGATTTGGGTCACGTCGCCACCGTAGCGCCATGATGCGACGATGTAGGTCAAGCCCTTGCGCACGTCGCGCCATCGCTCGATCTGAACGCCCGAGGTGCGCTCACAGAATGCGTAGAAGTTGTAATTACCGAAGATGATTGACTTGTTGGTCGTGGCGATTGCTGGGATTTGCGCCGACAACATCACGGGCCAACCTTCGACCGTGCGCTGACCGTTCACCGTCTCGGTGATGCGGTTGTAGTTGGTCAGGTCGAGGGTCTTAAGTGCGCCCCATGTGGAATTCTGCATGATGAAGCCGGTCTGGCCGTTGGTCAGGTATTCGCCAGCAACGTCGGTACTTAATGCGACAATCTGCGCGTTGGTGATTGCCGTTGCGCTGAATGCGGTCGTGTTCGTTACCCGAGTAAGCAAACCGTACGGCTGCGAAGAACCGGTACCGTTGACGATGTAGTTGTTTGCGCTGACTGCCATTGCGCGGGCGATTTCGTTGTTTAGGAACTCTTCAAGGTTGCTCGAAGTGTCGGCCATGAGTTCATCCGACAAAGCGAATTCGAGAGTGTCTTTGTACAACTGAATCGTCTTCGAGTTGGCCAAGTTTGGCTCTGATGCGGTTGCGGTGACGCCTTCAGCAACGATTCCGGGTGTTGCCTTGGTGCTTTGCGCCGGCATGATATGCTTCCATGATTCTGTGGTGACACGAGTAAAGGCGATCTGACCCAAGAACGAGAGTTCGTCACGACGTGCGACGATTTGACGATTGATGGTTGTTGGAACGGTAAAGCCGCCGTCGTTGTTGGTGGCTTCGGTCAATGTCTTGTAGAACCCAGATGCTGCGCTCTTTGCGTTGGTCAAAGTGTCCATGACGGAAGCGTCGTTGTTGCCACGCATAAAGCTTTTGTGTGCTGCGAGATATTCGTTGCTGGCGTACGGTGATTCAGCTGCGACGATGACTGGGACGGTTGCCTTGATTGACGGTGCGTGGAACGTGCCACCTGCTACGGGTTCGCCGGCCAATTCTGAGATTGCGGCTTTGACTGCGTCTTTGATGTTGTCCATGGTTTCTTCTGTTTCCTCTGTGTGTACTGCGGTATCAATATCGCTATGACCGGTGCTAACCGCCGCAGTGCGCACGGGATTCCCTTTGGTCGTAACTTCGGTAGTGGTCCGTGGCTCGGCTGGGGTTGGAGTCAGTGAGATTTCACCGACTACCCAACGCTTAATTTCGCCGCCCACGCGTTCGACGAGGTGAGGCAAAGCGCCGGTCGAAAGACCAAGCGCGCCGCTCTCTGCTAACAACATCACGTCGGCTGCGTATTTGTGACGTCGGTCAAGTTCGATTTGTACGTCGATGCCTTGGTCGTTCGGTGCCCATACTTTGACGGTCCCGATTTGCGACTTGATGCCACCGAGTGCGTGATCGTAGTAGACCGGCATTCCAACAAAGGAACGCGTCGCGCCGAAGTCAGTGTCCTTACTGAATCGGTCGCCGGTGAGGTCTTCGCCTCCATACACAACACCGCGACCGCTCAATATGAACGGAGCGACGGCTTTAATTGCGTGTGTTGGTGACTTCATTTGCCCCCCAGTAGCCGACGTGCAAAGTTCTTCGTTGCCTCTGCGTTTATTATCGCATTGCCGTCAAGTGATGCGGTTTTCATTTTGTCTTCTTCGTCGTCATGCATATACATCATGGCGTCGTCGTCTTCTTTGTCTTCGTGCGCCATTGTCAAGCCGTCTTCCTCGGTCGGCTCTTCGATTGCCAATGCCGCCTCGGGAATAATCCACAACTTACAAATGCCTTCGGCTTCGATGTTGCCTTGCACGATTTCGCACATGCCTTCCATAAAGAAGACGCACGATCCGCACATGATGCCTTCAGCTTTGAACGGGTTAAGTTCACCGCCACCGTAGTGCGCACCGTTTGCGCCGATGCCTTGCTCATAGAGTCCGTACTCTTCAACGATGCTCTCGTACATGTCATACATAACAATCTGGCGCTCGTTGAGAATGACCGCTTCATGCTCTGCCTTAGTTGCGGTCTTCGGTTTTAATCCGTCATAGCCAACGTAGCGAAGCGCCTTCATGGTTTCGCGGTTGTGATACGCGGCCATGCGCAGCGACTCCATGTCACTCTCGGAATGCCGTCGTGATGCTTTGGTTTCCATGCTGTTCTCCTCAATAATACGTCGTGCCCACGCACGCCCTTCGTCGCCACCCCAACCATGCCACGCTTGCCAACCCTTGCCCTGCTCATCCCACGTCGAGCCCTCCTTGTCAATCTCGTGACGGTCGAAGTATGCAACCATGCGTAGCACCGTCACAAGACTTACCGGTTCACGCTTCGCCAGTTGATTCGCACGCGCCAAGCCGACCGGAGTCATACCTCGCTGCGATTCGGGCTTTGTCGCACGCACATCGAGCGCTCTTTGTGCATTATCCGCGACGGCTTGCGGTGCGATGAATGTGTGCTCCATCAAAGCGCCTCCATTGCTTTCTGTACGATGAATTCAAGGTCACCCGATGCGCTGACTTGTTCCGCTGCGTTGGCCGCCGTGTTCCATCGTCCTTGATGAATTGGCGCTTGTTGATCGCCGACAACATACGGAGCGTAAGACGCGGCCGAAGTCAGAAGCGCTTCGTCACCGCTTAGCGTG